CGGTAGCCCGATGGTGTCTTGCGAATGGTCATCTCGCACTCCCACCAGAGACAGTAATCCCCAGTTCGGTTAAATCGGTCTCGCCCTATTTGGATTAGGCAGACGACCCAATCACGACGATGTCGTACGTTGCTGTTGCGCTGCTCGCCTCATTTGTGATTCGTAGGACATCAACCGAACCACCGGTCACTTGGAAAGCCGTCGCGTCTGGAGCCACGGTCAAAAACATCCCGCCTTTTCTAACCTTGACGTAGTGAGCCGTTGCGCCTACAAACGCCCAGAACGGATTCGACGCTGCCGCGCCAACTCTAAGGTTGTCGCTGTTGCCAGACGCAGAACTGATATACAGCAACTTCACGCGAGCAAAGGTCAGCGTAGCGCCGAACCCATCAGACAACGAACCCGCGAGATCGAGGTCGTCATTTCCAGCCGCCGCAATGGTGCGCGTGTCATGGAACATGAGATCGGACTGATTCGCGCCTGTGCCAGTGAGCAGTTCAATGGCGTTGTTGAGATCAAGGGTGTCCTTGACCGTGGTGAGATCCTTAGCGCTCTGGTAGTCGCCTGAAATCTTCGCGGTTACGATAGTCTTCAATGACATAGTGGTTTCTCCTGTGTTGGTTATGCTGCGATGTTATCCACGTCGTCCACCGCTAACCGTGGACCTAGCTCGATCTCAATCAGTCGCTCCGTGCATCGACAGCGTGGGTGAATATCCTGTGGTGTCCACGCTTCTCGTCCTCGCATCTCGGTAATCCACGGTTCATTGATACCTGTGAGCTTGCCGCCCATCGGTCGACAGAAGTTACAGAGACGATCATCCCGCGTCACGACCCATTCACGCCGGGTTGCGGTTCCGAGAATCCCATCATCAATCGCCCGTCGCCACTGGAGTTCTCTGGCTTCGTTCTGAATCCGCACCGTCTCTGTTCGTGCAATGGTGTCGGCACGCTGCCAGATGGCTCGCTCTCGATAGGCTCGCTGGGCATCTTTGATCTGTCGCCGGGTGCGACCCGCTTGTCGCATCGAGTCCCCGAGCTTCTTCATGCCGAGCCGCTGCCGTTCTGTCAGTGAGACCACCTGACGTAATTCATCGGCTAGTTGCTCCGCTGTTAGTTGCCGCAGAATGCCGTCACGTACGACCCGTTGCACCGTGCGAATTGACTGCGACTGGATGCGCTGCTGGAAGAGCAAGCCGCGATTGTTGAGAAGCTCCACGACTCGTGGGTTGAGTCGGTCGAAGGCAAGACGCCCCTTGATGTTCAGGGTATCCAGCCCGGTCATGACTTGCTCATACCGTGCGCTGCCCGGTCGAATCCCTTGCCGCCGTAGCGTCTGCTTGAACTCGGAATCAATAACCCTCGTCAAACCCTCGGTAGTCGCGTCAGACCCTATCTGAAACTCAACCTCAAACTCGGACAGAATCTCGGTCGACTGCCGAGTAAACACCTCAGACGACAACACCTGTGTCAGCGCTTCCTCGATTGCGGTGGTATCACCAGCGTCAATCAGGGCAACCAGTCCGCTCTCGGACACCTGTCGCTGAAACTCCAATGTCAGGAGTCGCAATAGTCGAGATACCTGTCGGCGCAGACCCGGCGCAACACTGTCGGCAAGTGCCAGCACATCATCGCCTGCTGCCTTCTGGATACGACCTGTCCGTGGACGCACCCGGCGACCATCACGTCTTCGGTTGATCACCACTAGGGACATCCTTTGACTGCGGCGGTGACCCCGCCTTGGGTGGCGGCTGTGGCGGTTCCTCTGGTTGTGGCGGGTTCTGCGCCTGTTGCTGGAGTGCGGCTTGCGCCTTGGCGTCTTCGTGTTTCTTGTCGTCCCGATCTTGCTGCTTGGCGTCTTCCTGTTCGTCCGTTGGCTTGGGGTCGCCCTCTTCGGTTTCCCGATGTCCTGTAGGAAGATCAGCCCGTCGCAAGAGATGGTTCGTCAGGTAGCCGTCTGGGAATATCTCCGCACCAGATGATGCCAGCTTTTGCAGGAACCCTGAGAGCGTGTCAATGTCCATCGTGTCGATGCCACGATGCACCGCTTCAACCGGTTCCTCTGTGGTCATCCCGTTGACCTTCAGTAACAATGGAATCGCAAAACGGTTAATGACAGACGCGACCGAGTCGAGGTATCCGGTGACCGCTCGTGTAAAGAGTCCGATACGCGAGACCACAAGCGCTTTCGACCCGACCGCATCATGCCCGATCAGGATAAAGTCAGCCAGCACCGACTGTGCCATCGCTTGGTCATACCGGGCAATCACCGAAGATGTATCAAAGGCACGACGTCCCCCAGCGCTCAAGAGCTTAAGTTCAGCCCACGACGGCAAGACCGCGCCTTCGCTCTCGTCCCGTTTAATGGTTTGCACCATCTCTTCCAGTGCGTCCTTGAGCGTGACCATCTCGGCGATGTTGGCATTCCAGACGTCCGGACCATCCTCGGCAACCTGTATATAGGGGTAGCCAGCTAGATCCCGCTCGATGCCAATCCCTTCGATCTGCTGGATGTGTTTCTTGAACCACCATGCACGGTAGGCGTTCCGCAGAATGCTGCGACCCTCTGGGTTGTTGCGTTCGGCAGTCGTTCGGAATAGAAGCGACTTCGCCATTGGAATCGTTCGCACCGACCGGTCATCATTGACCCGCTGCTGCATCGCTTGGATGCCGCCATTGCTGTCAAAGACCCATCGGTCAAGCGTGTCCTGTCCACGAATCGCCCACTTCCGAAATCCGATCCGTCCGTCTGAGAACTTAGACCGCGACGAACTGTCATCCGTGTCGCCGCCACGCACCTTGAACACCATCTCCATCCACGACCAGCCAAACGGTAGGAAGGTCAGGATCTCGGTCATGGTGTCCTGCCACGTATAGGACATATCCTCATACAATGCCTGATGGACGAACTCGCCCACATCATCATCAGAGGTCTCAATATCCCACTCCACCCCGCGCATCAGGTTCACCATCGCAAACAGCATCGCCCCAACAATGTCATCATTGAAGCGCATCTCGGTAAACGTGCGAATCCCACGCTTGCCGGTTAGCTCGCGAAGGAACTCCTGATCAACCGTGCCAGCCCATCGACCGAGACCGGTCGACCCGATCTCACCCATTAGCACCCGGCGACGACGCTTGGTGTTGGTTGGAGTAGACTTGGCTTTACCTACGTAAGAACTCTTTCGAGACGTCTTGCGTGGTGTGGGGGCGGTGCGACGTGGCTTGGGTTTCTCGGCTGGGGCTTTTTTTGCCATCACTTACCGTCTCCACATTGATCGGCGCTTCTTGCCGATGACGGATGGCACCCCGTAGTGAATTATTCGCAACATATCCAACGCGAATGCCATGATCACCGCATCGGCGTAATCGGTAGATCGCCCCAACCGGCGCTTCACGTCGTCCTTAGATTCTACCTTAATTCGTCCATTACTGGTAACGCTCCAGTGCGGCGTTGTTAATTCTTCTACTAAACGGTCCTCCGGTGGAAGCGCAATCGGGTCGTCCCCCTTCGGGTCGAGAAGCTCACGAAGATGCCACCATGAGGCAGACCGCATGTTCTGAAACCCCAGTTCCCCACTGGCATCCGTGATGGGCTTATCTTTCTTGCTGCGCTTCTGCGCTGCTGCCATCGCACCGTTGTAGGCAATACATGGGACGTGCTGTTCCTTGATCCGGTCAAACACCCCTGCGCCCGGTCCAATAATGTCAACCACCGCGATCCCGCCCTGTTGTTCGATCTGCCCCTTCACCCGTCCCGCTGTTTCCATCGTATCTTCCCGGCGTGTCTCGGCAATCGCCGTAATGCCCTGCCGCACCCGGCTGGCCCGAATCGTCTTGTCCGACCCTTCCCGAGCCACATCCACCCCAAGCGCTGTCAGGCTCGTGCCGTTCCGCACGGTTCCCAGATAGCCCTCGTGTCGTAGTTGCGCCTGCTCGACCCATGCCAGTGGGATGACGTTCGACTCATCCGATGAGGCGAACTCCCCCAGCACCCGGTTGTGATAGATCGCGCTATCTTCGCCCCACTGTTCACGACGGTGGCTAGCCCAATCGCCAGAGATGCGTTCTGACGCAATGGCTTCCTGTAGGGTAACGTGCCGCACAGACCAGTCATCGAATCCCGGTCGTCGTCGATGAATATCGTAAAAGCGACCAGCCGGGTCGCCGGGGGTCGAGATGGCTAAGGCGAACGCCTCACGACTGGTATCCGCACCAGCCCCAGAAAATGCGCCTTCCGCTGCGTCGAACGTCTCATCTGGCACATGCTTCGCTTCGTCGAAGATATACAGCATGTGGTCGGCATGAGCACCCTCGATGGTTCCCGGTTGGTCGGATGCCGCCGCAAACGCCACCCCGGTGTCGAGCTTGAGGGTGAGGTCGAGGAGTTCCCGACGCTCCATGAAGATAGACCGACCAATCATCTCCCACCGGGCATTCCGCGCCCACTTATGCACTTCGGGCCAGAGGAACTTGGTTAGCTGCCGCCAGCTACTTGCTGTGGTGACGATCTTCCAGTCCTCGCCATCTCTCGTGAGCGCAAACCACAACACAACCCACGCGGCCAGCGTTGTCTTGCCGAGTCCATGTGGACCTCGCACCGCAAGACGTCGTTTGGCAACAAGCGCCTGCAAGCACTCTAACTGGTATGCCGTTGGCCGGTCAGACCCAGACCAGTCAAAACAGTCCAACACGAACGCCTTGGGATTGTTCCGGTAGATGTCCTTGAAGGTGTCGTATGAGAACAGATCGAGATCGAGTCGACGGAGCCTCGCTTCCGACAACGTGTCTAGGCTAATCGCCTCACTCGATAGGCTCATTGGGTCGTCGTGACTGTCGCTGCGTCAGCAACAGCATCACGCTTCGCCTTCACATCAGTCACAACAGCATGAAGCCGAGCATGAGCGTTCCGCAACGCCACCTCTAAATCAATGACCGCAGCAACCGCTTCGGTTACCAATGGGTCTCTCACAAGATCCCGTGCCGCCGCATCTTCAGCCACATCCAGCAATCCATCAACAAGCGTCATGGCTCGCTCTTTCTTCTCTGCGCCTCGACGGTTTGTCACGAAGTCTTCCACCAGCACAACAGACGCGGCAGCGGCTCGTAAAATGGCCCTTGCCGGGCCAGTTGCTAACGGTGCGACGATAGGCGCAACACTCGTAATAAGTCCACCAATGACTCCCCAATTAAATCCCATGTGTTCACCCCGCTCTTTGTTTGGTTACGCAATGTTTTCGTGTTCGTGTTGAGCCACGTCGCAATAGTGGCAGAGTCCAGACCCGTGGCACTCTGGACAATGGATTGCGTGTGGCACAGCCCCAGACCCGCCGCACAGATGACAGACACCGGTCCCCTCGCAGTCGCAAGCAGGCTCTTCGCTCTCTGGCGTTTTTTGCAGTAACGGCCCAACCATCCACAACAGGATTTGACCAACCGACAGCACCACCGCGCATGTCATAACCGCAACCATCAACGTGTCAAGTAGGTCAGCCATCTCGACTCCCATGAGAATCGGGCGGGTGCCGCTAGGATTAGAGACACCACTAACCGCACTCTACAGAGTGCAGACCGCAACCGATCATGAGTCATCTCGGCGCATCTGCGCGGTTACTATGGTCACCATAGACCCGAACATTAGTCCTGCTAATAGCTCGCATGTTTCGCAAGCCCTTTCTCAACTAATTGTTCGTTTAGGTTGACCCCGTCCGCGTAGATCGTCACCAGCCACCGACCATACTTTCCGAGTGCTTTCTCTGTTGTGGGTCGCGTCTGGACATAGACCCGCTTCGCTGTTTCAATCTCACGACGTAGCCAGTCGCGTGACCTGATGCCTTCTGGCTTTTCTGGTCCGCGCATCTCTGGCGCATTGATCCCATATAGACGACCCGTCACCACGATAGAACAGTTGAACCCCATATCCAGCGTCATGTCCATAATAGTGTCCGCATCGTAAACACGGCACGACCGTAATGGAAAAGTCCACGTCCACGGATCTGGCGCTCTAGTAATCACGCAAAACACCTCTTGACATTGTTACTATAATTATGTATACCTTTGTTCACCGTCACGCCCTCACAATCCGAGACTGCCAGTCACCCCACTGCTCCAGATGCAGCGTCTGAATCGGTCGCTTGTCGCCGACAAGGTTGTAGTCCCTCGGCTCGCGTATCGAGACACCGATGTAGCCTTCATGTCCATCAAGGCCAAAGATACGCACCGGTCCATACCATGCGTCTGTGCCTTCGTCCGTGCGCGGAAAGATGTCCTTGTCGAACGGCGACTGTGTCCAGTGACCGTTGATGCCATGACCGGGAAACGTCATCGGAATCAGATCAAGCGCACGCGACCATGCAACCAGCGCAGCATCGGTCATCGTGTCAGGCATGTCACACCAAAGCAGGCAATGTGCATGAAACGACGGCACGCACCGCTTAAGTCTCAGCATTGCAGCGGAACAGAACGCTGTTGCGGTACTGGGTGTCCCGTCAGCCAGTCGGCCTCCCGCTCTGGTGATGTTGCCAAGATTCATCCACTCGCCACTGACAAACGGCATACGATCTTTCGCGTAGTCGACAGCCGTGTGCTCAATGAGTCGCTTGCACGACGCTAGATAATCCCAGTCCCGCATTCTCCTAAGATGCTCGTCGAAGAAGTCGGCTGGCTGGTCGCAGTAAAAGGTGTTGTCCTCATCACAGGCTGCACCAAAGTTCATCAGACGATTCGGTGCCAACGTCTTGATGCGCTTCCCCAGTGCTTTCACCACGTCACTGTCGTAGCCAAATCCAATTTGCGATGGCTCGTTTGCTACCTCATACAGGACCGATGGCAGGTCTCGCGTGGTGCCAACAAACTGATCAACATAGGCACGAGCCTTGGCAATCGCATCAGGATTCCCGGTCATCACATCGGTTCGTGGTGCCGTGGGTAACCCCACGAACGCCTCAATGCCACCAAACAGGCAGCAGCGTGTATAGATGCCGAAGCTCTCGATGTGCCGAATAAACGGCACTAGTTGTCCCCACCAGTGATCACCTTCCAGATGCGTGTTGTGCCGATCCTTGCTTTCTGAGTTCTTCCCGTGCCAATACTCAGAATGTAGCTCAAACAAGGGGCGAATCATATTGATGTTATGGTCTCGAAAATAGCCCAGCAGTTCGTCTACCCGGTCACGCCGATTATCGAGCCAAAGGCGATAGAGTCCCATCGCTGTCGCTTCGCGCACATCTACCACCCGGCCAGACGGGTCGTGGAAGAACCGAGACCCACTCCGGACAGACAGTGGCGGGAGCGCGTCTTTGCGTGGTTGCGTGTTAGGGATTGGGTCTGGAAGGGGATCGGCTGTCTTTGTGCGGAAGAGTTCGTCACATGCCTTGCCCGGTGTGGGGAACCGGGTGCTTTCAAACAACAGCCGGTAGCGGTAGTGGTTCAGGCGTCTCTGGGTAAGGTCTTCTGTTTGACGACCTGACGATTTCCACTGCTCAATAATCTCCCTGTCTTCTTGAATCGGCCAACCGTTGTCCAGAAACCATTGGTAAGTCATCATAGCCGGGCCTCATACGGGCTAAACTCCCATTCTCTCGCTGGTGGACATTCGCACTGGCAAACATGTTTCTTGTGTCGACGACACCAGTGCTCGTAGCAATGATCACACGTCACCCAAATAGCCGGTCGCGGTGGCAGGCGTTTCTCCCGCCGATACGGGTCGACCCCCATAATGACACAGTATGCCTTCCATCGCTCAAAGTGTTTCTGGTCCCGCATGACAAACCGATCAATCACGCCGATGTCTGACGAGCGTTCCCAGAATACGCCGATCACAACCCCAAGCACTACCGACGCAATCACTCCTAGAAAGGTCATCGCTCCCCCGTTCCAAGATCGCTCGGCGCAAACCGACCACAGGTTGCGTCCTTGCTCACCTCTGGGAATCCCCACTCACGAACAACCATCGCCTGCGTATCTCTTGGGAAGACGCGGCGTGGAACAGCGCCAACCGTAAACACGGTCGGCTGTGGCGGGTCGACCACACAGAAGAGGTCGCCAATAACCGGCGTCTGCCGATCATTCTCATCTGAGACGAGTGTTCGACCATAGAGACAGTGACCGCACCGCTTGCGTGACTCAGGCATGACTTCTCACCCATTCCGTAAAACTACCCAATGGCATCGTGCCGGGACCGCACTGCTTACACCCGTCACACTCGCCGCCAGTATCCTTAAGGTGCTGGACATTCCACCCGTACGTCCATGCTCGTCCTCGCATATTTGAATACGGATTCGACCAGCGCTCATCACCCTTATTCGCCGCCAGACGACCCTTTCGCATGGTTGACCTTAAATCACCCTCAAACGATGGTCGGCTTGACTTGCCCGACGCCGCCGCATTGTCACTAGCAACCTGTTCATTAACCCCGCTCATTAACGGTCCCCCTCTCCCTGTCACAACTCTTGCGTCACATCTCCCATCGCTGCCTGCGCCTCATTCACGATCTTGGCCTGCCGATACCGATACAGCACATCAACCGCTTGGTGATAGCGCTGCACAATCTGCTCGGCTTCAGCAACAAATGTCATCAGCCGCTTGGCATCCTGATCATTGTTGCATTCAACCACATCACCCACTGCCGCCATGAAGTCGTCAGCACTTGGCATCGACCCGCCCATTCGCAATTCCTCAATCACTCGCTGTGTTGACCACCTTGCTGTCATCATATAATTATACTACCATTACATCGGCATATCAAGGCTTCGACTTGACGACCATTCGCCGAGCACCACGCGGCGTAATCTGCGCCAGTTCCATCACCCGTTGCAGTCGTGATGTCCGGTCCTCATCGTTAATGTCACGCTGGATCACTTCGATGGGTCCACCATCCTGACCGGCGACCTGAATCTGTCGGGAATAGTTCTTCCGATACCGACGTTCCAAATGCCATGCGTCCGCGTGCCAGTCCCCGTTTTGCCCGGCGATCTTGATGTTCCGGAGTCGGTCGCGCTCATCAAGGGCAAGCGCCTTTTCACAGACCGCGTAAAACCGGAAATACTGCCGGTCCTCTCCGGTCGCCTCAATACCAGCTTCTTCGCCGCGTTTCAGCCATCGGCGCAGGGTATCGCTATGCACCCCGGCAATCTTCGCAGCGGTCGCGTAATGAGCACCCTGACGGAGTGCGCGAACAATCCGCGCCTGTCGTCGTGGCGATGAGAAGATCGACGGACGTCCACCCTTGTTGGGTTGAGCCGCCTTCCGCTTAGGACGCTTCCGTGCCGATTTCCGTGCCGACTTCTTCGCGGTCTTCTTTGTGGTCTTCTTTGTGGTCACCAGTTGAGGCTTCCTGTTGCGCGTCTAGCCCGACATTCTCAATCCGAGTCTCTGTGGATACC